TCCATACGTGTATCCCAAAGCAGGGGGGAGGCTCTGGATCTTGCTGGATCTGGGCTTATGGCTGGCGATGGTGGCGAGCCTGGGCTTATCGCTCCTCGGCTGATATCTGGGTTGTTGGGATGTGCCAGTTATGGCGATGAAGTTGCAGCTCTTGCTAAGGACGTCATGGGCCTATCGCTTATGCCCTGGCAAAAATTGGCACTTAGTGGGCAACTTGAACACTCCGAGAATGGCGATCTAGTTCGTCGGCGATCTCTGGTAAGTGTTGCGCGTCAGAACGGCAAGACCGTTGCGCTGAAGGCTTTGATCTTGTGGGCCTTGACAAAGGAACCGATCCGACGTGGGAAACCTGTGCTCGTGATCTCTACCGCTCACCAGTTGGATCTTGCTGTCGAGATCTTTGAGCAGCTCGCTCCTCTACTCGAGGCGAAGTTCGGCGCGAAGGCGTACTGGAGTTACGGTCGCAATGAGGTCGTGATGCCAGATGAGTCGCGCTGGCTAGTTCAAGCTGCAACACCGAAAGCCTTTCACGGTTTTTCGCCGACGTACATTGTCGCAGACGAAGTCTGGAACATCTCCGCGGACGTTCTCTTCAATGGCGCTTTGCCATCTCAACGCGCAATGCAGTCGCCTCTGCTCAGTTGTTGGAGCACGGCTGGCACCGAGGACTCCCACGCGATGCTCAAACTCAGAGAGGAAGGGCTCCGCGCTATCGACGAAAAGAAGTTCTCCAAGCTCTTCTTCTGTGAGTGGAGCGTGCCCCCTGGAGTGGATCCGATGGTCGAGAAAAAGTATTGGCCCTGAGCGATCGGCTTTACGCTAGATCCCGAGATCCTTGTAGATGAGTCCGAGCAGGTGGACAAAGCAGCCTTCATGAGAGCGTCGCTAAACCTGTGGATCTCGAGTGCTAACTCATGGCTAAACCCTGGAGTCTTTGACAAGTTGGTCACTACTGCAATGCCGGTCGGAGGAGTGTTATGTGTTGACTCAAGCATCGACGAAAGTCTCTACTGTGGGATTAGGGCTCAACTCAACGACGACGGACAGATCGCTGTGACTGTGGAGTTTGTGACAGACACTTTGAGCGCCTGCTGGGAAAAGGTGCAGGAGTCCGCTAAGACCTGCCGACAGATTGCGCTCACGCCTTCGCTCTTCCAGATGGCCCCGATGGAACTCACCCAAAAGAAAATTGAGGTCGGCTACGGAGAACTGGTTACTCACACGGCAACGATCCGTCAACTGATTAACGAAGGACGCCTCGTGCATACTGGCGAGCAAATGCTCCTCGAGCACGTCAACCGCGCCGTCGGCGTAAAGACCCAGGGCGGATATGTGATTAGTTCCCAGAAATCAAGTGGCCCGATCACTATGGCGAGGTGCATGATCTTTGCAGCTGCACTTATTGCAAAGCCGACACAGAAGGCGAGAGCAGCGATCGCTTTCGGTAGGTGATCATTCTCTATCTTTCTTCTCGGTGCTTGCTTTTGTTACACGCTGGGTAGAGACTCCGAGGGATGGCTTTCTTCGCTAAAAAGATCACCGCGCCTGCTTATGCTTCCGCCCCACTAGCGGCAGCCTCGGGCGCGTCGCAGATAGGCCAGTTTTACTCGTACACCGTAGGGGCGTTCGAAGAAGCTGCACTATCTGTGCCCACGATCGCTCGGGCGGTTTCGTTGCTGTCCACGGTCGTGGGAACCCTCGACATGAAGAGCTATGTGCTCCAATGGAATGGCGAAGAGTACGAGAAGATCTATGTGGAAGGCGAGTCATGGATGACGCGCCCAGACCCTAAGGTCACTCGTAACTTCATCATGGCAAAAACTGCTCGAGACCTGATCCTGTACGGTCGCGCTTTCTGGGCCGTCACTTCTCGCTATAGCACAGGCTTCCCAGCAACTTTCCAATGGCTTCCAGCGAACATGGTTCAGACTCCAAATAATGCTCCGCCTGAATGGTTCGGCCCAGCGGACGAACTTGAGTTCAACGGTCTCCCACTTGATCCAAGCAACGTGATCCAGTTCCTTAACGGTAATCAGGGCGTCGTCTATCAGGGCCGTCGCGCCATTCAGATTGCGCTCAAGTTGGATCAGTCAGCGGAACGCTTTGCATCTAACGAGATTGCAGCTGGCTATCTTCAGCAAAAAGGCGGAGAACCAATGTCGGGCGAAGAGCTCGGAGAGATGGCTGCAGCCTGGGCTTCCAACAGACGCTCCAACGCCATCGGCGCTCTCAACGAATATGTCAACTTTGTGTCGTTTGACCAAGACCCGAGCAAACTCCAACTGGTAGAGGGCCGCGAGTACCAGACAAAAGAACTCTCACGCCTCATGGATATTCCTGCCTACCTGCTTGCCATTGACCAAAGCGGTATGACCTACGCAAACGCGCAACAGGCTCGCCAAGACTTGCTTCTTTTTGGCGCTCGCCCAATTCTTCACGCCATAGAGGAACGGTTGTCTATGGACGATGTGCTCCCTCGAGGACGCCATACCCAGTTTGATCTCGATGAATATGTCGGCGAATATGCGCCCGATATGCACGAGCCAGTCATGCAAGAGACAGAAGTTAACCCACTTTCCGACACGAATAACCTGGAGTAATCATGATCCATTTTCACGCCGATCTAGATCTCATCATCGCCGAAGCAGGCGACGAGAACCGCCCAGCGCGTATCGCCGGTATTGCCGTCCCCTGGGATGTTGTCGCAACTGTTTCAGGAGGTCAGCGCGTCAAGTTCCTTCGAGGCGCGTTTGACCTAACTCAAAAACCAGCAAAACTGCTGGAAAACCATGACATGAGCCAACTCCGCGGAGTCGTTAACGCTCTCTCCGATAGCGAAGCAGGGCTTGAGTTCGAAGCGACGCTGGCGCGGACAAGAGCTTCAGCGGACGTGGTCGCCTTGCTCCAGGCTGGAGCGTATGACTCCGTTAGCGTCGGCGCTAATCCGATCCAATTTAAGTTTGACAAAGCAGGAGTGATGATCGTGTCTAAGGCACAGATGATCGAGCTCTCGCTTGTCGCGGTTCCTGCTTTTTCGGAGGCAGTAATCACAGAAATCGCAGCCTCAGCCGATCCCGAGGATGACGAAGAAAACCAACCCATAGACACCCCTCAGGAGGACAACGTGTCAGAAGAAATCAAAGCCGAGTCATTAGAGTCGGCAACCACCCCCACAAGTCCACTTCTCTACGCACAGGCTCGCCGTGAGTTCAAGTTGCCATCAGCTTCTGAATACATTGCAGCTTTCGTTCGTGGCGGTCACGACTTCGCACAAATGAACGACAACATCCGAGCAGCAGCTCCCGACGTTGTAACCAGCGACATCCCAGGCGTCATCCCGACTCCTATCGTCGCTCCGATCTACAACAACTTTCAGGGCCGTCGTCCACTCATCGACGCGACTGGCGTTCGCGCAATGCCACAAGCAGGCGCAATCTTTATCCGCCCAGTTGTAAGTACCCACAACTCAATCGGAACAGCTACACAAAACACGACTATCACAGCATCGGCTTTCCAAGTTGACGACGTGCAAATCACCAAAACCATTCAAGGTGGCTACGTTGAAATCAGCGAAGCCTCAATGGACTGGTCACAGCCAGAAGTACTCGGCGCTTTGCTCGACGACATGGCTCGCGTATATGCCGATCGCACGGATCTTCTTGCTTGCTCAGAGTTGAACACAGGAACCACAAACTCCAACAACTTTGCTAACGCATCCATCGCAGACCCTAAATACTGGGTTGAGTGGATGTACGTAGCAGCTGCAGACATCCTCACGGGCTCTAACGGCAACTTGCCATCAGTCCTCGTTGTGTCACCCAACGTCTGGAAGTTGATGGGATCTCTGTCGGACACAGCAGATCGTCCGTTGTTCCCACAGGTCGGCCCGATGAACGCTTTCGGCTCACTCAGCCCAGGTGGAGACTCAGGTTTTGCTTTCGGTCTTCGCGTTGTCGTTGATCGCAACATTACCTCCGCTGGAATGTTCATCATGGATCCGACAGCGATTGAAAACTGGGAACAGCAAAAAGGCGCTATCAGCGTTGAACAGCCTTCACAGTTGTCGCGTCAAATTGCTTTCCGTGGCTACTTTGCCTCAAAAGTTATTGACACCAGCAAAACCATCAAAGCCGCTTTCGTCTGATCCACTAAGCACCACCCGAGAAAGTTTGCATCATGGCAGTATTCGCAGTCACTCATCATCAGCGACTAGACGACTATGCCGTGGTGCAAACCCTCGAGGACACGGACATCGGTATCGGTCAAAGCATCATTCTCGCTGGCTTAGGCCACGGCTTAAACGGTACTCACACCGTTTACGCTGTCAACCCTTACTATTTTGAAGGCGTTGACGATGAAGGCGACCTGCTTTTTGATTACGACATTTACATCGGCAACCAAGTCATTTTCTACGATGCCGGTGACGATCTAGAACGTGGTGCAGCAATCCCGACTGGGACGCTCACCTGGACTCAGACCTGCACCTGGATCACAGCAGCCGATGTTCTTTCATGGCTCGGTATCGCTGTTGCTACGGCAAACGATACTGCTTTCGTAACTGCCTGCACGGAGGCCAGTTGCGCGTTCGCGTTTCGGCGACGTAAGGAGTCAGGTTATTTTGACTCGCTCACTACCGTCCCAGGCGCGGACGTCAAACTCGGGACAACAATGCTCGCTGGAGCTCTTTATCGAGAGCGCGGAAGCGTTGACTCTTTCGCCAGTTTTGAAGCAATGAACATCCCTGGATCTGTCGGCTCAATGGGACAGATCAACCGCTTGCTAGGCGTCAACAGGAGCCAGGTCGCATGAGTGCATCAGGCATCTTCGCAAGCGCCCAGAGCACCCTTGTAGCCTCGCTCACAGGACTCGGGCTGGCAGTCGTCACAGACTCACGAAACGCTCGCCCGATGACAGTCTTTGTCGAGCCCCCCACGTTCACCTGCTTCAACAGCAACATCGCCGAAATCACTTTCGGACTCAGGATCCTCGCAGCTCCCCCAGGTAACAGCGACGCCGAGGACTACCTGATCACCACAGCCGACACGATCATGAACAGCAGCATCTCGCTCATTTCGGGCGCTCCTTCTGTCACGACAATCGGATCCCAAGACATTCCCTCATACGACCTCACGGTTCGTGTGGGAACCTCAAGAAACCCATAGGAGAAATCATGGCAACAACCACCTACCTTTCACAGCCCCATTCATTGACTATTGCCTCGCAGGACTTAACCGATCAGGCCTCGAGCATTTCGTTAACCCTGGGCAGTTCACCACTTACCAGCACAGCCTTCGGAGACCTCGGCGAGCGCATGGTTCCAGGTTTGCAGACGGTGGAGGGCACAATCACTCTTTACGCTTCATATGGCGCGACAGAAGTTGAAGGCGTCATTGCCGGTCAAGTAGGACTGGGAACTACCACCATTGAAGTCGTTAAGGGCGCTGGCGCGTTGAGTGCCAGTAATCCAAGTTGGACGATTTCCAATACCATGATCGCAAATTATCCGATCACGTACACGGTCGGGGAGCTTCAAGTTTTCGAAATTTCGTTCTCAGGGGGAACCTGGGTTCGCGACATCACCCCCTAAACCCATCCCTTACCGTGCAAAGGAAACCACATGAAACTATCCATCAAAGTCAACACAGGTGAAGGAGATTACGTTGTTGAAACTAATCTCTTTCACATTGTGCAGCTGGAGCGGAAATACAAAGTCAAAGCATCCGACCTCGCCTCAGGTATCTCGATAGAGATGCTCGGCTACCTCGCACATGAGGCAGCAAAACAGCAAGGCCATAACCCCCCACTCATCCTCGATGACTTCCTCAAAAAATTAGTCACTCTGGACGTCATCAGCAATGAGGCAGAAAACCCCATCGAAGGGGATCAGTAGCAAGAACTCTCGCCGAGCTTCTTGTTGAGACTGGCTACTGGCCCCCAGACATAAACTTCACCTTGCAGGATCTCATGACTTGCATAGACGTAATCAACTCTCAGAGAAAGGGCTAGACATGACAGCAACAGCGCGAACCGAGTTCGTCGGCGGTGCAGCTGCTATCAAAGCTCTTAAGAGTATTGACCCTGAGTATCGCAAACAGTTCAACCGTGACGCCAAAAACATCGTCGCCCCATTACTTGCCGAGGCAAAAGGCGCTTACCCCCAGATGCCATTATCGGGCATGAAGTACAAGTGGACGGATGCTCGAGGGCGCACATTGCTTCCCTGGACTGTTGCGAAAGTCCGCTCGGGCGTCAAGTTCAAAACTTCAACGCGCCGAAACAAAGCAGCTGTGCTTTATGTGACCCAATCGGATCCAGCAGGCTCAATCTTTGAAGTCGCAGGCCTAGCGAACCCAGGAACAAACTTCAACAACAATCTCAGGGACAGGTCTCCTCGAGTCTTGTGGCCTGCAGCAGATAAACATCTCCCAGACGTTGAGCAAGGTCTATCGGATCTCGTCCGCGACGTGATGCGGAGAGTAAACGAGGAGACGCGCTAATGGCTATCAATATCCCAATCATTACCGAATACGTTGGAGCTGGAGTCGATAAGGCCATCCGCGAGTTCAAACAACTTGAGACCGTCGGCGAGAAAGCCCAATTTGCCATCAAGAAAGCAGCCGTCCCAGCGATGGCAGCATTAGCAGGGCTCGGCGCTGTTACTTTTGATGCGGTTAAAGGCGCGATGGAAGATGCAGCTGCACAGGAACAACTGGCGCGAAACATCCGAGGCGTCACCAATGCTTCAGACTCAGCGATCAAAAAAAATGAGGACTTTATTTCCTCGCTGTCAATGGCGACCGCTACCGCCGACGACGAACTCCGCCCAGCCCTCGCCAAACTTGTCACCGGCACAGAGAACCTTGAGGAAGCCCAGACAGGGCTCCGACTTGCTCAAGACATAGCTGCAGGCACAGGCAAAGACCTCGCCACAGTTACCGACGCTTTAGCAAAGGCTTACGCAGGAAACGACAAAGGGCTCAAAGCACTTGATCCGCGCATGAAAACACTTCTTAAGGATGGCATCGGCGTCGAGGGCGCGATGAGCGTACTAGCGGACACTTTTGGAGGTGACGCTGCTGCAGCTGCCGACACCGCTGCTGGAAGGTTCAAAACACTCCAAATAGGACTCGCCGAAACTAAAGAGTCCATCGGTGCAGCTCTACTCCCAGCAATCACAGCGATCCTTCCCTACATTGAGCGTCTAGGCACCTGGGCACAAGAAAACACCACGACCTTCTTGATCGTCGGCGGAGCAATCGCAGGCATAGCCACAGCCGTTATTGCTGTAAACCTAGCCATGAAGATCTGGACGGCAACGACTGCAGCTTTCACCGTCGTCCAAGCAGCTTTCAACGCTGTAATGGCACTCAACCCGATATTCCTCATGGTGGCGCTTTTTGTTGCTGTCGGCGCAGCTCTCATAGTGCTTCAAATGAAGTTCAACATTTTCGGAAAAGTTTTTGAAGGCGTCGGCAAAATTGCTTCGACAGTATTTGACGGCATCAAAACTGGATTCGGCGTAGTTGTTGACGCCGTGACTGGATACGTAAAAACGCTAGTCGGGATCTATAAAGGACTCTTCAACGGCATCGCCTCAATCTGGAACAGCACCGTCGGCAAACTCTCGTTCAAGATCCCAGGCTGGGTGCCAGGTCTCGGCGGAAAAGGCTTTGATGTGCCAGAAATCCCAATGCTCGCCGAGGGTGGCATTGTCAATGGCCCGACGCTAGCGATGATCGGCGAAGCAGGCCCAGAGGCTGTAATCCCACTCAACCGCGCTGGCGCTCTCGGCAACAACATCACGATCAACGTCAACGGAGGCGACCCCAATGCAGTCGTCGCAGCTCTTCGAACATACATGAGGCAGAACGGCTCAATCCCGATCAGAACGAGCAACATCTTCTAATGGCTTTGCAAAGATACGGAGTCTCTTATTCTTTGCTCGGAGCAAGTTTTGACGAACTCACAAACGTCCAAGCAATAAACCTCAACATCGGCGTCCAAGCACAACTAGATCAGATCAGATCGTCAACAGCCACCATCGAGGCACGATACCCAAACGGTTACGCTTCCCCGATCACAGCCCTCAAAGCTGGCACCTTCATCAGGATCTACAATTACACCGATCCATCTTCTGCCTATGTAATCTGGCAAGGCAAAATCTCCGACGTATCTGTCCAATATGGGTTCCCATACCAGTCAAGCGTCGGAAATGCAGACTTCATTACGATCACCTGTGAAGGCTATTTTGCAGCGTTAGGGCGCATGAACGGAAACAATTACGCAATGGGAGCTGCAACATTGCCGACCCAAATGACAGCAGCATCAGGCGAGACAGGCGTTGACATTGACTACCTACCTGCAAGCGACAGCCGACCAGGAGCAGCAACAACCGTCTCTGGCACTTGGGCGGACTGGGTAGCACAAACAGCATTATCAAATAACGCTCGAATGTGGGACGGCCCTACCAACTACAGCGATGACGTGACCATTATTTCGCCGTTCTATTTTTCTGGCACCGATTACAACTTCAGCGACACGCCTTCAGGCAGCACACAGGTCTATGACCAGATTAACTTTGACAGTCTTGCCGACAACTTTTACACACAAGTGAACGTGGCGACCGAGTCTTTTGGGACTTCAACCGTTACTAAATCAGGCGCGACGGTGCCATATCGGACATATCAAGTGAACACGCTTAACGCTTCAGCAGGTCAAGCCACAGACTTCGGAAATTATCTTCTCGGTAACTACGGGGAACCAAGACTAGCAATCAGTAGTTTTTCGGCATCCGCGGAACAACAAACAACATTTAAACTTGACAGCCTTGTTATTAGCGATGACTTCTCAAACTATCCAGGCAAAACGATCACGGTCACATTTCGCGGCACTACTTACAGCTGCATCATTGAAGGCGTCTCTATGACTGCAACACCTGCAAGCCAACGTTTTACTTTTTATGTTTCGGGCGCGGATCTTAACGCATACTTAATTCTCGGGAATACCACTCGAGGCAAACTTGACTCAAATAGACTGGGGTACTAATGGCTATAAAAACTTTCACTACTGGCGAAGTGCTGACGGCAGCAGACACAAACACGTATTTGGCTAACAGCGGGCTTGTGTATATTACGCAGGCAACAGGAACTGCAATATCAAGTTTGAGTTTTAACAGTTGTTTTAGCAGCACGTACTTAAATTATCGTGTCGTTGGCAACGTAACAGCAAGTGCCTCGGCTAATCGTTTTGGATACGCCTACAGGCTTGCGACAACAGACGCAAGAGCCAGCAGCTATCAATGGGTTACCAATGCAATTTATATGTCTGGCGGTACGCCCGGCACAACTACTACGGGCGGTCAAAATGTTGACATCGTTTATTTGGGTTATAAAAGCACAACTGCGGGATATGGCACAGGTTTTGTTATTGACTTTTATAGCCCATTTTCAACCGCACAATACAAAGCCGCTACACACCAAGCATCTGCGGCTGCTGCGTCTATTGACGTTACACAAGGCGGTTCTACATTTTCAGTAACAACTTCTTACGACGGGTTCAGTCTCATCTCAGAAAGCGGAACAATGTCAATATCGGCAAAAGTCTACGGATATAGGCAGTCATAAATTATGGAACCATTTATTGGAACATTTCACGATGCACTAACAGGCGAAACAATTACGCGCGAATTAACTGCCGACGAAATAGCAGCATTGCCAGAGTCGCAGCCAAAGGAAAAAGATGATTTGGCGGATTAGTTTTGTAGCGCTACTGCTAAGCAGTCTGCTTGTGGCTTGTGGCGACCGCGAGCGGCTCAACTGTGAACCACGAACCAAAAACAAAGCACTCAGCGCCACAATCCTCGAGACAACAACAACGACAGCTGCACCGCAATACGGCAGCGGAGGCAAATGCTAATGAAAGCCCCTAAACGCTTCACAAACGAAGAGATCAAAGCGCGGATCGTCATGATCGTCGCCATCGGCTTAACAGCATCTTTCGTCGGCTCCGTGTTCACAATTTTGTACGGACTCCTCTTCGTGAGCCAGCCAGCGACAATGGCGGAACTCGATGCAGCTCAGATCAACATCCTTAGCAGTATGCTTCTCACACTTTCGGGAGGGCTCATCGGTCTCCTCGCAGGCAACGGCCTCAAAGACAAGCCAAAGGAAAAAGATGACAACTCCCAAAGCAACACCGAAAACTAACGTGATGCCCTACACGGGCAACAAAGACGCCGACCCCAAAGGCAAAGCAACGCCAGGCGCGATAAAACTCCTTGACATTTTCAGTAGCAAATGGGGCTTCAAAAACCTCGGGATCTACGCCTACCGGCAGATGCGCGGATCAACTTTTATTTCAGTACACGGCACAGGACGCGCCTTTGACGCTGGGTACAAACAATCCCAGCAGGAACTAGTCACCCAGATCTGTGACTGGCTCGCCGACAACCACGTCGCCCTCGGCATTGAGGAGATCCATCAGTACGTCTGGGGGACACACGGACGCGGTTTCCGCTGCAACCGTGACGGGAAGCCAGGCTGGAAAGAATGGGACGCCGAAAACAACGGGGGCCCAGGCGGTTATTGGATTCATGTTGAGGTTTCGCCGACGTTCGCCCAGAACCCTCGACTCATTGTGCAGGCTTGGAAAAACACGATCCACACTTTCGTCACACCGATCGTGTAACTTCTCTAGCGTCACCTTCTATCCCTACTACGGAGGCACTAATGGCAGGCAAAATTATCCGACCCGACGACTGGGACGAAGGAACTCTCTTTCATGCACCATTGCATCGAGAGCCCGACCGCCCCACAAGCGTTCAAGGCGCTAAAGACGTCAAACACCGCAGAACCTCCCAAGCGATGCTGTTACTCATCGAGTACCGGAACCACGACCTCACCGATGAAGAAGCAGGCGCACGGTCTGGGCTTATCAGGCGCTCAAGGTGCTACTGGAAAAGGTGCTCGGATCTACGCTCAGCAGGCTATATCGTGCCTACTGGAGCCACTCGGATCGGTTCCGCAGGATCAGCACAGATGATATGTGCAATTACCCCAGAGGGCTTAGCAGCTCTTGATTAGGAGGAATTATGTTCACTCGATCAAAGGATCGCTGTTAAGCGACTTGCGGCAGCCGTGCTACTTATTGCCGCTTTCCACTCATCTCCAGCAAGCGCCGAGGCTCTGCCCTTCCGATGCGAATACTACGCGACGAAAGCAGTACAACTCGGATGGCCCAAAAAGGAGAAACCGATGCTCATAAAGATTATGTGGCGCGAGTCGCGTTGTCAGACTACGAGCATCAACCGCAAAGATCCCTACGGCGGATCTTTCGGACTGTTACAAATAAACGGCAGCAATGTCGGCTGGGCAAAGCGTGGAGGCTGGATCAACAGCCGAAACGACCTGCTCAAAAGAAACCAAAACCTCAAGGTCTCCCTCGAGCTGTGGAAGCTCTACGGCTGGCGACCCTGGGGAACCAAATCATCCCAATAACAGAAAGAGCCCCTACACATGACATTCAACCTAGACAACTATGAGCCAGTAGCGCCCAGACTGGCGCGATGGCTGGAAGCAGCTGAAGATCCTCGAGTCATCACAACGCTTCACGCTTACGCCCCAGGCGAATGGTGCATATTCAAAGCCGAACTGTATGCAGGCGAAACCCTGCTATCGACTGGCTACGCAGAAGAGCATCACACCGACCGCGGAGTCAACGCTACGAGCCACATGGAAAACTGTGAGACCTCAGCCATCGGACGCGCATTAGCCAACTATGGCTATGCAGGCTCAGATCCTTCCAAGCGCCCCTCTCGTGAAGAGATGACAAAAGTGCAACGCATGACACCCAGCGACGCTCCTGAAGGCACACAACGCCCTCAGGCATCACCCAATAAGCCCGCGTCCGATGCACAACTTGGGCTCATTCGTACGTTGTCAAAAAAACTGGGTTTTGAGGCTCATTTCCCTCCGAACTTCACCTCATACGACGCCTCACAGGTAATCCAAGAACTCAAAGGCAACGTCATCCCGATAGCGATCCGCGCCGAGTCATTCGAGGATCCTTTCTAATGGGCATCATCGGCAAACTCATCGCCTCGGGAATCATCGTCGGGCTCATCACAATGGTCATCGAGGCCATCATTTACGAACGAGAAGTATCAGCAAACATCAGGAAAGAGAAACCCTTCTATGAGTGACGATCAAGTATGGAACGCGTTCATCAGCGCAATACCGGCACAAGACAAAGCCCGACACGACCTGGAGAACTTCCAAGCGCGACTCCTGAAGAACGCGCTACAGGAAATTGAGGATCTGAAACTGGAGATCATCCAGCATCGCGCTGAGATCGTGCAGCTGGAAGAAGTGCTTCAGGGCTACTCGAGCCTTCTGCATGACGTAACACAAGACCGCGACCGCTTTCGCGACGATTGGAAAGCAATGACACAGGAGGCCTCAAGATGGCGCAAATGACAGATGAAGATTACTACGAGATCAAGGTTTACCCGAAAGGGCGACGCATCGTGCTCAGGTTCGTCGGCGACTGCTGGGACGTGTACAACTACGAGATGACATACAACTCGTTCGTCGCTCCATTGGTAAGGCGCTACTCCAGCGACTGGATGACCTGGGGCGACAGGATCACACTCACTCACGGCTATTACGTCTGGACATGGGAGCAGCGCGTCCTTGACATAAAGGGGGACGGGTAGATGGTCGCGATCAGCGAGAAAGAGTTTCAGAACAAAGTTGTCGCCCTAGCCATCATGTACGGATGGCGCGTAACGCACTTCAGAGCCGCTCAGGTCGGCGGAAAGTGGATGACTGCTATACAGGGGCACTCAGGCTTCCCCGACCTCGTAATGGCTCACCCAGACAAAGGCATCATCTATGCCGAACTCAAGACCGAACGCGGACGCCTAGACCCAGCACAAATCACCTGGCTACGCACACTCGACGCAGCTGGAGCCGAGGCTTACTGCTGGCGACCATCAGACATGCAATTCATTACCAATCGACTACTAGAGAAAGCCCCTACAAAATGACCATCATCCGCGCCGAGCGCCCACATATTAACTACACGATCATCAAGAATGAGACTTTACGCAACCGCTCGCTCTCCTTTCGTGCTAGAGGCATCCACGCCTACCTGTTATCCATGCCCGACAACTGGCGCACATCAGCACTACAAATGTCACGACAAGGACAGGAAGGGCGCGACGCCATACTCAAAGCACTCCAAGAGCTAGAGGAAGCAGGTTTCGTCAAGCGAACAAAGAGCCAGGACGCTCGAGGACGCTGGCACTCCGAGATCATCGTCTATGACGAGTGCTGCTTGACCCGTGTGGAAATGCTGTGGAAAAGACGTGGACAACAAGAAACACCGAAGCCTGAAAAACCGAACTCGGTGGATCAGGCGTCTTATAAAGAACTATCTACTAATGACGTTGAGAAAAAATCAGAGACATTACTCAAGACCCGTCATTTAATCTGCAGACAATGTGGAGGATCAGGGCGCGTCTTAGGTTTCATGGATCATCCTATGGAGTGCCCAGACTGCCACGGAGACGGCATAGCGCAATGAGCACCCCAAGACGCAAAGACCTTGACAGCGCGTCCTACAGGAAAAACCGTGAAACCTTCATGGCTGAATGGGATGGCGCATGCCATTGGTGCAAAAGAGCAAGAGCAACACAACTAGACCACGTGATCGCAGTAATGAACGGGGCAGACCCCACAGACCAGAGCAACTGGGTAGGCGCGTGCCAGAAATGCAACAGCACTCGAGGAGCCAACGACCTAGCACGCAAAAGAGCAGCAACAGTTCAAGCAAGAACAAAAGCACAAAACAAAACACAAAAATCAGAAAATAATAATAATTTTTTTGAAATTGAAAAAACATTCAC